CTCATACATGCTATGCAATGTACGATATGTATTAGATTTTTGAAAAACCAACTGCATTCTTTCTGTTACATCATTCAACCATAGCTTGACAGGAGAAAACTTATTAAGCTCTGGATTTATTGTTCCTAACCTAAACCACGGTCTCGCAGGGCTTGTAGCACCTGCCATCATACCTGCACCCAGCGTTCTTAACGCTCTAGTACCAGTATTGTCATAAATACTGTTATGTCTTCTATGCCCTTTGTTTTTATCCTGGACAAAATAACGTCCGTTTCTCGGTAATAAATATGTTGTCACTTCTTGCCAATGTGACCACCAAGTAGCCCTTTCTGATCTAAGGTGACCCCACCTTGTCAGTAGTTTATCTCTCTTGGTTTTCATTGATTAACCGCCTAATAATGTGTTTTGACTAAGGTTTAATTGGTTAGGATCTACTCCCATACTGCCAGTTAACAATGTTCCAGATGCTCCCTGTTTCGCTGATAATTCACTTGCATCCATTGCACTTGCAACATCAACATTTTGCCTATTTGCTCTGTTGTATTCTTGTTCAGATCTTTGTTGCTCTGCTTTAGCACGAGCTTCTGTACGTTCATTAGCTCTACGTTGGTCTGCTAATGCTCTTTCTTGTACTTTTCTTTGGTTGTTGGCTGATTGTACTGCCACAACTGTAGATCCAACTGCTGCAATTGCTGCTACAACTCCCATGTCATAACTCCTTGGAATAAATAATGTCTTGTACACCGTATTTGATTCTCGGCAACAAAGCTGACAAAGTGGTGTTTTCTTTGCAATGCCATAGCATTAGTTTGCATCCGAGTGATGTTGCATGGTTTTCTGTTTCTCTAATCAACTTTAAACCGATTCTGCCACCTCTATGTTTCTTGCTGATAAACAACAAATCGTTTTGAGCTATACGCAGATCGGCATAATGTAAATGATTAGTGACAAAATTAACAGAATAACCTATCAATACATCATCTTGCCTTGCTGAGAGAATAAAGATTTGACGTGCCGATTCCATTTTGCGGTACGTTTCTTCATCTGGCTTTAGCTTCATTATTTGTTTGTTACGAGCAATCTCTTCGTAATGCTCTTCAAACAAGACATTTGCCTGTGCCAACATCTCATCAACTGTGGCTAGTGTAATGTCAATCATTAACTACTCCACATTCATCAAGAGTAATGGCTCTATCGCCAGTTACGGTCACACCATTCATAGAAAAATACTTAGTCTTACAATCAAATATTATATGTACTCTGTCTGTCATGCCAACATTGTCCGCTGTGTGTACTTTTTTGTGGTTAAACCACCAGACATCGCCTACCTCAAACTTCTGTTTCTGATTTCCGCAAGTCTGGCTACACCATTGGTTTGATTTAATAACAATATGAAACCGTGAATAATGATCTGCGTACAATCCTTGGTCGTTATGTTTAGTTACATGGCCACTAGGTTTGAGATTAACAATAAGCACCCTACCCATCTCTTTAACTTCTAGTTTTTCTAACACTGGTCGCATTAATGGTACAAGTGCATCTTTTAAATACTTCATACATGGGTAGTCATATGATCCTAAATCGTGCATAACGTAGTACAAGCTCATTTTTAATGGCCCTCGAACATATATACACTCGGTATCTTTGTGTGGTGAGTTAGTCGTACTTTGTCGTGCTGTTATTTCTGTCCATAACTCTGGTTTATTGTCCAACAATTTGAGCAATGGTTTTACATCTAGACCATGTGCTACACGAACAAAATTAAAGTCTGCTGTATGGGTCATATTCCGTCTTACCTGTGGATTCTTTACGTCTTTTAATGTATATGTCCTCTGGCACTTTCTTGGCTACTGGTAGGGCAAAGGTTAGTGCTAGTGCATCAGCTAAATCTGGTGACCCTGCTCCTTGCAATCTCTTCTTTATCTGATCCTTGCTTTCCAATACACGCCTACCCACATTGTCGTACCAATAGATTGGTGTAGCTAACTCCTGTTTGAGGGCTATGTCGTTTGGTATTGCACCACCTTCTTCTATCCATTCCTTCATTAGCCACCACATCTCACTCCTACGATTGATGTATTGCTGTTGTTTCAGTGCCTTACCACCAAACGGTACTTCGATTACGTCATATGACAGTTGCCTTAGTCTGTCAATTACACCACTGCCTGCACCTGCATCACAGAATACTGCATCTGGGTTATGTTCTTCGATTAGATTGGCTACTCTGGCTGCTAAATCCATATTGTCTATACCTCGATATACTATTGGTTTAAATGCTTGCTTACCTTGCCGTCTAAACACTACAGAACGGTCATCTCCAAACCTTGCTGGGTCGATACCAAGAATTACTGGGAACAATCTGACATGGTCATCCTGATATACACGTTTAGCTGCATCTTCGGTATCTGCCAATGCAATTAACTGGTCATCACCCTGTGCAGAAAAGTCACATAGATATTCTCTTGCAAATGATGTCTCACTCATGTCTCGTTTAAGACGAGTAACCTCATCAGGATGCAAACTATCTGTATCAAACACTGTGTATCTAGCTGCTGCCCAGCCGTCCTCCTCTATAGCTTTGTAATACAACTCACTAAATAGATTTATTCCTGATGGAGTACCAATGAATATAGACCAACCTAAACGGTCACTCAACGCTGGTTGAACGATATCTGTCCATAGCTCGTTCTTTAGCTGTGCTACCTCGTCCATTACAATTCCGTCTAATCGCAATCCTCGCATGGCATCTGGATTATCGCCCCCAAAGAGTCTAATGATTGCTCCATTATGTTTAAACCTTACCGATAGTTCACCTTCATTGATCTCTATAACTGAGTTTCTTCGCAATGGTTCGATCTTTTGCTTTAATCTTGCCCATGCAATCGCTTTTGCTTGGCGAAGAAAGGGAGCAACGTACACAAACATACCTAACTGTTTATCTGTCTTAATCGCTTTATCTATTAACTCCATAATGGCTAGTTCTGTCTTGCCAGATCGCCTGTGTAATGCGTAAACACTAAACCTTTGTTTCTTTAAATGGCACTCCTTTTGCCACGTTCTGGGAGTGTAATCAAGACTTATGTTCATCCCTGCGGTAAACCAGTACTGATAGTTAAGTTAATATCTCCTTGTGCATCAACACCTAATTTGTCTCCAAACCGCTTTGGATTGAATTTAGATAGCATTTTAAATCTAGTTTCGACCCTATTCTTCTGCCAGTTTATGAACGCTGGATCAATTCTCTCATTGCCGTCAGAACCGCACATAACGGGCGGAGTATCAATTAGCTCTAAACATTCCTCAAACAATATTTCGCAGCCTGTATCCCTCGCACGTGCGAAGGCTGCACGAAACTCTTCATCTTTATCTAACCATTTATAAATAGTTCTCCATTGAACGCTCCCTTTTTTACGGCAATATTCCCTTAAAGTTTTCCCATGAGCAATCCATTCGCAAATTCTTGAAGCTTCGATAGGATCAACTTTCTCTGTAGGCCGTCCTAATTTTGTAGATTGTTTTGTAGCGGTCTGGAGTTTGCCCCCTGATACGGTATTTACAGATTTTGGCAATTGTACCTCTGGGTAAGTTAAAAATAGTACTAAGAGTACCGTAACCTAATCCTTCTTCGTTTAAATCCCTGATGGCATCTATAGTTTGATCAGAAATTTTACAGTTATGGTGGCTAGTGCCGATACGGTAACCTTCAGAATTAACAGCAATGTATTCTCTGGTTAATTGAGTAATTGCTGTCATTTAGGAATAATAAATTAATTAAAATATAAGAAAAAATAAATAAATTTGCAATATCTGTAATTAATTTGTTGACACCTGTTAGATTATATGCAACACTATAAATATCGGATGTCCACCGATGCTTCACTTACTAATTTCAATTAACAACAAGCACATGACACAATTCACATTCCCAACCAACCTTGCAGACCATTTAGAGCAAGAGATTTACACCAAGCTTATTGCAGAGGTGCAATCCAATGTAGATAAGTACAATGCAATGTGGTCAAAACGTGAGCAAGAAGGCAAAACTTACCATACTCAGCAGACATGGCATGGTGAAGAAAAAATTTATTGGTACAAATTATCAGAATTTTTAACTGTTACTTACCATCAGGAAGAAACTTCTTACTTTGACCCAAGCGTAACAATGCGTAATGACTACTACAGGCCGTTAAGTTGCGTAATTAATTATGAAGCTTGCAAAGACAATGCTCATGCTCAGAGAGTACACACAGTTGCTTTATGCACTGAGAGAGTTAATGGTCATTTAGCAGTTACAGATACTGTTTATGACATTGATCTAAAACTAGGTAATAAAAATCTTATTGAAGGCAATGTTACTGGCCATACAGCTAACAACGATGACTTCCAGATACACCTTCAAATGATGTGGAACTACCGCTACGGTGAGAACTCAGCTAACGGTTACCTTACTCAGTACGTCCAGTACAGGAGCGACAGACGAGGTGCTAGGCAAGAAGGCAAGTCAGTACAGCAAGCTATTACAGATGCTGAGAAACAGGCCAAGCGTGATGAAAAACTTGCTATCCAGAATGAAAAACAAATGGCTAAGTGGGAGAAGTTCCAAAAGTTACCAGTTGTAATGGAAAAATGGGTAGACAAAGAAATCAAAACATTAGCTGCTGTAATCAGCGATGAAGGTTTAGCCAAGAGTCAATCAGATGCTGACAAAGGTGGTTGGACATTTGATGCTGATTGGCAAATCAAATGCATCTCTAGTGACATAGACAAGCACAATACTTTGAGAAATGACCTCAGACATTGGCAGAATGACGAGACAGGACTTAAGGCACTATTCGACAAAGGTGTAGACACACGCAACAAACTTAAGGAGATGTACGGAGTTTAATTACTCCTACATTTCTGGAGGGTGTAACAACCCTCTTTTTTATTGCATTGTCGTTGCATTTATGACAATATAAAACTATGGAATCAACTACAAAAACACCAGTACAATTGGCCATTGCTGAGTTCGGTGGTGTTCGAGCATTAGCTAGGGCAATACATCGTGACCCTGCATCAGTATCTAAATGGCAAAAGGGAGATGGCACTATACCAACATCTATTCAACGTAAACTGCTTGAAACGGCCTGGGATAGAGGTATAGAACTATCAGCCCATGAAATTATTTTTGGTAGAGAATGAACTGCTATTGGTGTGACTCAGATCTTATTCCTACTTCTGACACTGACGTTGATATATCACTGCATCCTATTCTTGGTGCAGAATATTCCGTGAGGACACATTTGACTTGCCCAAGATGCCAAGCAGATGTAGAAGTTTTAAAAAAACGAGATACCTTCGATTAATTAATTATTTGCCATATGTTGCATTATGTGCTACACTGGTTTACGAGCAGCAAATGCTCAATTTGATCCCTTACAAATTTTTATTTACAAAATCAAATGACAACAAAATCAAAAAAGTCAACTAAAAAAGTTGAGTACAAAAAACAAGACAGACAAGTAATTGCTTTCTGTTTTGTAGGCCACGGTCAATACACATGGTCTATTGGCTACGATCCAAACATTGTACACGCTACCAGATGCGTAAGAGAAGCTAAACGTATGTTTAAGCTTAAAGGCTGGCAAGTTATACCAGTAACTATCTTCGACATTGAAGATTGCGAAAACTGGGCATTTGATCGCATGACTTTAGTTGATTGCGACAAGCAAGATAAAAATTCTGAAGCCTACAAAAAAGGTGACATTTATAACCCTTACAGAGGTTGCCCATCTCTCAAAAAGATTGAAGACTTGGAGGTGGTTAGTTAATGACAGATATCCAGAAACTGGAGAGGTTAGACTTTTTGTCTAGCCTTTCTTATTCCTCACACACTTCAGAGATGTGGGATGAAGAGTTAGCTCTCGAGTGTGAATTACAAAACCACCCTTTATACAAATCTTATTTAGACCAATGAGAAAACATACAATAACCGTCTACACCAATGATGAAAATTCTCTTTACGACATATTGCAAGAGGTTAGATTTCAAATAGATCGTCAGGTCTTTGATAGAGATAACATCAGGCAACGCAAGTTTAGTGGCACTTGGGAAGTAGAAAAAAACATTTCTACTATTGGTAATCCCTATCGTTGGAAATACGAAACCGTTGCCAAATGGGAATCAGTCGTAGTTCCCAACAAAGAATTTATTAAATTTCAAAAGGAATCTAACTAATGACCAAAACACAATCGTATCCGATTACAGATAAGCAATCATGGCTAGAGAACAGATTGCTTGATGTCACCTCTACTGAGGTATCAGCATTGTTTAATCTCAACCCATACCAGACTGAGTTTGAATTGTACCACCAGAAAAAAGATAAGGTGGTAGTCAACATCGATGACAACGAGCGCATGGCATGGGGTCGCAGACTTGAGGATTCTATAGCTTTAGAATTTGCAGAGCGCAAAAAATTTAAGGTTGAGCAGTTTGATGTTTATATGCGTGACCCAGATTCGAGGATGGGATCATCCTTTGATTATAAAATTGTCAGTGAAGATCAACCTGCCATTTTAGAAATAAAAAACGTGGATGCTATGGCATACCGCAAAAACTGGGTTGAGTATGACGAAGAAACTATTTCGCCACCTGACCATATATCATTGCAACTCCAACATCAATTAGAAATCACAGGTTATAACATTGGTTACATAGTTGCACTTGTTGGTGGCAACACTTTAAAAGTGGTTAAAAGTAAAAGAGATCCAGAGATTGGCAAAATTATCAAAGAAAAAGTTAAAAATTTCTGGCAAAGAATCAAAACTAATACCCCACCTGATGTTGATTACACCAAAGACGCACAGTACATAATGAAAAGTTTATGTAATCAGGCAGATGCCAGTTTAATTCTTAATGCTGATACGGACATGGATCAATTGATTGCAGAATACAATTTAGTAAACAAAGAATATGATTCGCTCGGCAAAACAAGAAATGCAATTAAAGCACAAATTTTAGATATGAGTCAAAATGCATCAAAGATTATTTCCGTTAATGGAACAATCAGTTGCGGTATGTCTAAACCAAGTAAAGGCAAACTGATAACTCAAGACATGGTTGGCACATACCAGAATCCACGCAAGGGATACAGAATGTTCCGTTTCAATTCACCTAAAGGACTTAGCTAATGACACAATCCATCTCACCACTTGTAGCCATGCAAGGCACATTAGAAAAAATGGCAGACAAATTTACTGAAGCTTTGCCAAGGCAAATGGATGTAAATAAGTTTATTAGCGTTGCTAAATTAACTTTAAATAAAAATCCAAAGTTATTACAGGCAGACAAAACAAGCTTGATGCAGACCTTTATGAAGGCAGCACAAGATGGTTTATATCTGGATGGCAAAGAAGCAGCAGCAGTTCAATATGGGCAATCAATACAGTACATTCCTATGGTCGAAGGAATTATTAAGGTTTTGCACAATAGCGGATTAATAAAAACAATCTCTGCTGAAGTGGTTTATTCAAATGATTTGTTTGATTACGAACTAGGCACAACACCAAAAATTACACATAAACCATTAATTACTGGTGACAGAGGTAAACCTTTATGCGTGTATGCAGTTGCTGTAACAACTAATGGAGGTGAATACTACGAGGTTATGAACATGGCAGATATAGAAAAATGCCGTGCCGTATCAAAAGCTAATTCATCACCACATAGTCCCTGGGTAAAATGGTTTGACCAGATGGCAAAGAAAACTGTAATACATCGTATTGCAAAACGATTACCAAAGAGCGATGCCATCAGTTCTGTAGTATCAATAGATGATGATAACTTTGTAGACGTTACTCCAAATGCGACTCAATCAACAGAACCAAAAGATTCTTTATCAAGGTTAAGAGAATCAATTGGTATGGATGATGCAAGTGCAGAACAGGCCAAGGAAGAAGTATTAAATAACTATCGCAAGGAGGAGTAATGCATTTTTACTCCTTCAATATTGGCGATTACATAAGCCACACTAAACAC